TCTATTAAAGATACCACGCTCACCTGATTTACTTTCATATAGGGATACCCATTCACGCATGAATGTAGCCATCTCTGGCTTGGATTTGTACGCTACACTATTGTTTGCCAAGGCACGTTGTGATTCACCTTCCCACCATTGTCCTGACTTAGCGTGTCGCATTTGGTCATCATTTAAATTAGACAAGGATATCAAGGCTGACCTTCTTACACCGCCCACTACAACAACTTCTCCAACCTTACACATAATATCATGACACTCAATAGGATGTAATCGTCTGCCTGCTGACTTCTTAAACTTGTCTATACAAAAGGTAAACAAATCTTCTAATGGTGCAGGACCACTTGCCCTACCACCAAATGTTTTAAGTCTAGCTCCTGCAGGACGTACCTCTGATACATCCCACTTTGGTATTTGTCCAGCATATAACATAGCAATCAATTCTCTGAATGCTCTTGCCCATCCGGGACGACTATCTGCTACCTTAATAACTGTGCTACTCTTTTCAAAGTGTTCGTTCACAATAGGTAGTTTATTTACATTGTGTCTTTCTACAGAGAAACCAACACCAGTACCACACATCAACACATACATTGTTTCGTCAAATGCACGTGGACTATCTACAGGTATGTAAGAACAATTATATCCAGCAACATGACAACGATGCAAGGCAGGACCTGCGGTCATCAAAGCTCTCATACTTGGCATAGTCTGTAAGTTAAGAACAGAATTTTCTAATTCATCTTTTAGTTCTTTGTCTAGGACATAATTATATTTTTCTTTTAGGTGTGTTGACATATAGTCAAAGTATCTTGTGACTGTTTCTGTCCAAGTTTCTCTTCTCTGTTCATCTTCTTTCCATCGTGCATAACGAGACAAAGCGATAAATTGTTGGTAGTCTGTGGGTAGCATGTTGTTCATTAATCTGTCTCCTGTATTACGTTAAGTGTTTTAATCTTCATACCATCAATGTCGTGTATAAATTCATTCATGGCATCTTCGACATCAGAAGCAATATCCCCATCGGCAGGGGTTGGATATTCTTCTGGGTCTACATGTATCGTTAGATATATCTTAACTACTGTTCTCATCACTGACCTCAGAGATAAGCTTATCTAAATACCATCGTGCCTTTTCCAAATCTTCTTTACCATTCTTATAACGATACCGCCATACATACTTCATAATATTACCTTGTAAATAATACTCATATCCACTATCTGTGGCGGCACGAATAGCATCAATACATTCGATGCCAGCTTTATTATAATGTGGTGGACTGTTTACCATATCTTTCTTCTTCATTTGTTTTTGCATAATATCATAGTCTCCATCAAATTCAATTAATTCTTTTACTCTCATTGCAATCTCCCATTTCTTTTCTGTTTAAAGTCTATACGTATGATGTTACCATCCTTTTTAACACGTTCTTCATCAGAAGGAAACTCTAAATTTGTATCTGGGTCAACAAATTTTTTGACGTATTTATGTACAAGTTCTCGTAGTTCTTTATTGGTTTCCATTAACGGAACAGTTGATGCAATCATCTTACAGAAGTGCATGACTTCATCGTAGTCTTCATCAAACATGTCGTTGTCTGGACTGGCGATAACAGTTACATCAATCTCTCCTGTCCAAGTACCGTCTTCATATTGCATTGGTCTTACTTTAATATTAAAGTCGTTGACATCAAAGTCAGTGATTTTCATATGTTATCTCCTTTTTATTTTGTTACCTCTAAACTTTATTAACTTTGGATATTTCTTTCTGCCTTTCTCCTTTATCCATTCTTCTGGTATAATTCTATCATAATAATCAAAGTCATATTTCATACACCATTGGGCATAGGTAGACTTTGCACCCTTACGTAGTTTACGTTTACTGTTTTCGAAAACGAAACGTATGTCTAGCTTTGGGTGTTGTTTCTTAATTGCTAGGTGCTTGCGTCTGTCCGCAGCTGTAAACATACCTTTTGTTTCTATAATAATTCCATTGTTTAATACAAAGTCAGGTGTATAGGTGCGGTAGGCTAGGTCTTCCCACTCAATCTTCATGCACTCGTATTGAAACTTAACGTTCTGAAATTCAAGTGCTTGAGATACGGAATACTCTAGCCCACTGCGATACCCCATCTTCCGTGCATAACGGAACTTTCTATGAGGACTTAACATTACAAAGTGAAACGATTCGTCCAAGCGTAACCACTATAACCTAGATTTCGTAGTTCATCTCTGACAGCTTTTTCAGCTTCGTTGCGAGCATCCATAGCTGCCCTCAGACCTGCGGTCTTGAGTTCACGATACTCTTTCTTTTTCATGGCTAGAGTTTGTTCTAGCTCACGAATTTCTGTTTGTAGTTCATCATATGTTTCAGTCATTTAAATACTCCTTTCCTATTTTGATGTATGACTTTATCTTAGGCTGTTTTGCTTTGGACAGAACGGCAGGTAGTTCTTGCATATCTGGCCAGCACTCATACCTATACGAACAAAATGTGCAGTTTTTATTTAGCACTAGATTGCCAGTCTCTTTGCCATTGAATGTTTCAATCTCAGGCTCAAAACAACGCTCTAGTTCATCTTGATAAATTTTCTGCACATTATCTTGCATATGGTGTATCTCTTCGTCTATGTCAATACCTTCAGCACGAACATATTTGAAGTCACCATTTGCTTTGTTGACTACCCACCAACCACCAGCTTTTTTGCCAGCAGCTTTTGCGTACCCAGCAAGTTGACCTACATACCCAAAAGTATCGCTTTCTTTTAACGCATCAAAAGATTCAAACTTGTGGATATAAGACCAATTAGATGCAGACTTGATATCATCAACAGCATCGTCAATAACAATATCATATGTTCCGTCAATGGTTGCATCATCCAACTGTAAACTAACAGTCTTAGGTTCTTCATACTTTACTCCTGCTTCTTTTAACAATCCCTTGAAGACAGCTTCAACAATGTCACCAAGCATCATGTTCATTACGAATGTAGTAGGTCGAGGTAATGCTTTGTCTTTATGATTACGTTCAAACCAAAGTTGACACGATGGCCTACCTATATTGGACATGCGTAATCTAAATTCATCACGTGCATTACCCCCACCAAACTGACGTTTAAGTGCATCTGCAACGTCACTCGCAACTTGTTTTACAGTCGCTTCAGATATAGTAGTCTTACCTGAAACGGCATCTTGCATATATTGATGCAACGCCAGTTCAGCAGGGTGATTGGTCATGCTACTTCCACCTCATCAAAGTCAACGATATCACTAATACCATCAATGTCTTCACCTTGCTTCTGAACTTTCTCAGACCAAGAGTTGATGATATATTCGTTGTAGTTTTGTACCCATGCCATGAAGTCACCAAACGTATTCTGTTCAGTGTCAGTCAAGTCAAGAGTATTTGATAGGTCAAGTGATACGGTAGGCAAGTAGAAACTATTACCATTAGGTAACTTACGCTCCTCTGTATTTGCCGTAATCAAATGTTGAACAGGTAGACGTTTCATTTTGTTAAGCTTGGTAAATACCACACCAACATCTTTAAACGCATCTCTGTTCTCAATCTCCCATATAAATGGTTTCGTATCAACAGAAACATCATGACCTTTATCATCAAGAGGTTGGACTAATTCAACCGTACCTAGAATAACACGAACACGTTTTATCTCCTTTATCAAGTTCTGTGTCTTCTCAGGTAGTGCTTTAAAGTCTTGGATATAACCTGCAGGTTTACCACAATTAAATCCACCATCATTATCTTTCAAATCTACATTAAGATTATCAGCCATGACAGTTTTGACATAGCGATTAGGTTTATCACCCATGCCCTTGATGAAACGCTTGTACATGAAGCGTTGTAGATATGGACGTATGTTAACTGAAGGTGCAAAGTAAGTAGGGCCGTCAGGTATCTCAAGCTTATACGTACCGCCTGAAACAACTTCCATGTTTACCTTCTTACCTTTTACTTCTGTTTCGCCCATAATAGGTGAGTGATTAATGCGTAGTCGTGCAAGATTACTAGACTTCGATTTCTCTCCACCACCTTCCGATGCTATTCCCATAGCCTTTGCCATGACGGAATAGTTATTCGTATCAATTGTTGTTACTTGTGTTGTCATATATGTGTACTCCTTTCTGTGAGTTTTTTAAAGTGAATGAGTGTATGTTATATCACGCAACATCTTTTGTGTCAAGCCAATTAGAACCTATTTTTGCTTCTAATAATAGAGGTACATTGAAATCAATTCCCCACCTCTCAAGTATTAAATTAGGTAACGCTTTATTGGTTTGATTTATAAGAAAAATAACTTGATTCTTCTCTTCGGGATGCACGTCAATAACGATAGAATCATGAACAGTATTTACAATACAAGACTTCATGGTATCTAATCGTTTCTCTATGTATAACAAAGCGATAGGTACAATATCTGCGGTAGCAAAACCTTGCACTGGATAGTTCTTTATTTGGGTGAAGTGCGACACTTTACCACTCGCTTTGCGTTCTACATCCGGGAATGCATACTGCCTACCTGATGGTGTCGTAATGATACCCTCATTGATAGCTTCCTTTGCTAACTTGCTGTGCCACTTGGATATACCACCATACTTCTTGTTGAAGTGTTGGTAATAAGTTGCTTCAGCTTTTGTTCTACCAAATCCAGTTGCTCCATATAAAGGTGCAAACGTATGTGCCTTTGCAGTTTGTCTATCTGTTGGCTGGCCTGCATCTGATATAACTTGTGCGGTATAAGAATGCACATCAAAACCTGTAGCTACTTCATCCATAGCTGTTTTGTCTTGTGATAAAAATGCAGCAGCTCTGAACTCTAACTGTGCAAAGTCAGCTTCCAATACATACCCACCTTCCCATCGTGATACAAATACTTTCTTAACAGGAAACGTACCACCTCTAGGCATGTTCTGCATGTTTGGGTCTGCACCCAT